GCATGCATATGGGCGCTGCAAGCTAGAAACAGCACGCAGGTGCTGTATTCTTAACGCTTGCAACCCCGCGCCCGTCCCGGACGCGGGTTCAATTCCCGCCGTCTCCACCATAATTTGAAATCCCAACTCTTATCGGTTGGGATTTTTTTTGCCCGAAGCCCCAGTGTTGGCGCGGTTTCCGGCCATTGCCTCGCGCGCGTCACCTGCGCTACCGCACCAGTTTTTGCACGTTGGCGGTCTCTCTGCTCGCAGTTTTCTCTGTTTGCCTCGCGCGCGCTTTCGACACCACATTCAGTATTCATGCGGGTTTGCGCGGTGTGGGTTGTAATTGGAAACTGCTGTACAGGCGGCGACTGAGAGCCGAGAAATCGAAAAAAAACCGCCCGGAGGCGGTGACTGGCATGTGGGTGTCGTTCTCAAACGGTTGGCAAAAGCACCCTGACCTGGTCTTTCCACGTGGCGGGCCAAGGGCAGCGCATCAAATGCTCCAGCGCCGTTTCCGACTTGGCTGCCAAGCGCTCCACGACCACCGGGGCAAGTAAGGTCAGCCGCATCAGGCGGCGCACCTGCGTCACATTAATATCCTCTGCCGCAGCTATATCTGCCACCGAGCCCACTCGCTTTTCATCCAGCAACCGCTGCCAATGATAGGCCAGACCAAGCGCGCGCAGGAGCGCGGTGTCTTGTTCCGAATCGCGAGCATGCCGTTCCCGGCGCGCCTCTTCCATGAATTCCTGCGGAGCATCCAGCGGCGTGATGATTTGCATTTTTATGCCGCGCTTCACCAATGTCCAGGGCACAAAAGTTTCCAGTTGCACGCCGCCGGCAGGTGACGGCAATTGATACGTGACGGCGTCACCCTGGTACCGCCCTCGGTGTTTCCTGCTCATGCATCCTCCTTAAAGCGCTGCACGATCTGGCGTTGCGCCTCCCAATCCACAGGTATCGGGTTTCGCTGAAACCAGATCAGGTTCATTCTGCGCGGCTGCCTGCCGGTCATCAAAATCTCGATGATGTCGGGCGCCAGCAGGGTGAGGCGCATCAGCTCGTTGGGCACGGACGGGTCCAGGCCTTCTGCCCGAGCGACGTCTGAGCCGCTTTGCATCGCCCCGGTGTCGACCAGATGCTGCCAATAATAGCCCCGCGCCAGCCCTTCCAGCAGCGTCACGTCGTGGACATGGCGGTCGTCCGTAACCACGCGCCTTGACCCCTTGCGACGAAACAACAATGGCACGAAGGTTTCCAGTGAGTCATCCATCAGGCTTCTGCCTCCAGCATTTCGGCACCGATGCCGCTGGGCGCGAATTCCCCAATCAGCGCGTTCCAGCCAATTTCGCGCCATTTCACCTTGATGCCCTGAACCTCGCCCGTGTGGACAAGGTCTATGCGATCAATCATCAGATTCGCAATTCGATGGCGTTCGGCCGGAAACAATTGCTCCCACACGTCGTTCAGTCGCCCCATCGCCATCACCGTGGTCGACTCGTCAATCTGCGCCCCATTGCGCTGAATACACCGCACCACCGATGCAATCGACTCGGGGCTGGTCAGCACGGTGCGGATCTGCGCGATCACCGCGCTCTCAATCTCGGGGGCCGGCAGGCGCTCGTAAGTCTTGCCTGGTGCACCAAACCGGCTCTCCGACTTGGACACGTAGTAGTGGTACTTGCGCCCGTTCTTGCGCGAGTAGGTCGGATACATGCGTTCGCCAGACGGCGCGTAAAGCAGGCCGCGCAGCAGCGCGTCGGTGCGCGACCGGATTTTGGTTTCCACCGATCGGCCATGCGAATCCTTGGCCAGCACTTCGTGGACGCGATCCCAGAGACCGGAATCAACGATGGCCGCGTGTACGCCGGGGAACCACTTCCCCTTGTGGGAAATCTCGCCAAGGAAGATGCGATTGCGCAGCAGCTTGTGCAGGTATTTTTTGTCGATTTGCGTTCCGTTGCGAATCTGGCCTTCCTGCGTCGTCCACGCCTTGGTGGTGATGCCCTCGGCGGTCAAGTTCGCTGCGATCTGCGTTGGCGAACCGATGGTCAGCATCTCCTCAAAGATTCGGCGTACCACCGCCGCCTCGGTCTTATTGATGACCAGCAGGCGGTTTTCGACGTCGTAGCCCAGGGTTGGCACACCGCCCATCCACATGCCCTTGCGCTTGGCCGCCGCGATTTTGTCGCGGATGCGCTCGCCGGTGACCTCGCGCTCGAACTGGGCGAAGGACAGCAGCACGTTGAGCATCAGCCGCCCCATGGAGGTGGTGGTGTTGAACTGCTGGGTGACCGACACGAAGGAGACGCCATGGCGCTCGAACACTTCGACCATCTTGGAGAAATCGGCCAGGCTGCGCGTCAGGCGGTCAATCTTGTAGACCACCACGATATCAACCAGGCCGCGCTGGATATCAGCCAACAATCGTTTCAGGCCAGGGCGATCCGTGTTGCCGCCAGAAAATCCAGGATCATCGTAGTCGTCGGCCACCGGAATCCAGCCCTCGGCACGCTGGCTGGCGACGTAGGCGTGGCCGGCCTCGCGCTGTGCATCAATGGAGTTGAATTCCTGATCCAGGCGTTCGTCCGATGACACCCGGCAGTAGACGGCGCAGCGTTTGCGCGACTTGCTGTTTGCAATTTCGCTCATTGCGCACCTCGCTTACCACCCATGCCAAAAAACAGGGGGCCGCTCTGATGAGCGCCGGTAATGTGCCGCGCAACGGCGGTCAGGCTCTTGAATGCGCGCCCCTCGTATTCAAACAAGCCGTTGGCAGACACCGTGACCTTGTGTTCCCGCTCACCCCATTCGCGCAACAAGACCGTGCCCGGTGCAAAATTGAACTCGCGCGGTTTGGCTCGCTGTTTGATCTTCGAATGCTTCGCGCCGATGGCTTCCAGACGCAGCTTCGTTTCGGGCGAAAGCCCGCCAAAGGCATCTTCCTGCAATTTGTAGGCGATGCGGGACTCGACGTATGTGCGGTTCGGATAATCCGGACGGCGGGTGAAATACCGATCCCATAGCGTCCACAGGTTGGCCATCGGCAGGCACGATAGCTCGGAGATACGTGCCGCAACAGATACTTGTTTTTGGCTTGCGCCGATACTGACGTTTTCGTTCATCACAACCTCTTCTTTTGATAGGGGGTTGTATGAACGCTCTGGTCGGGCAGGAAGACAAGTTCATTCGCACTCTGTTTTTGCTTGTCTGTGGCATGCGTGCGGACGATGGCAGCCGCAAGGATGGTGGTGATTTCAGCAGCGCGGGCTGCGGCAGACATCTCTGCCGGGGGCATAAGTTCGAGGTTCTTCATGACGGTTCCGGGGAATAGCAACAGGCATCAATACTGAGCCAGATGCTCCGAACAGGATGGCAAAGGAGAGCAATCCGCTGCCATTTCCGGTTGTCGCATGGATTCCTGAATTGCGCGTTAACAAAACAGTTGACGCCGATGGTTTCCGACTTTATGATTGAGTCAATTAACTAATCACGCAACTGGGTCACATCATGGGTTTCGGAACCTACATCAGACAAAAACGGGACGCGAAAGGCATTGCGATGAACGACTTCGCGCGCCAGCTCGACATCTCCCCGGCCTATTGGTCGCGCATTGAACGCGAGATGGAAAAGCCGCCCAAGGACGAACTGATCCGCAAAGCCGCAGAAATTCTTGGTGAAAACCCCGATGAGGCCTTCATCGAAGCCAGTCGCCTCCCGCCGGATATGCGAGAGGACGTGGGCGATATCGTTCGGATGTATCGCAAGCGCGCGACGGGAGAGAAGTGAATGCCGGAGTTGACCCTTGCCTACCGGTGCTGCGACCGGAAACTCCCTCTCTACATCAAACATTCTGAAGTCGAAGGTATTGCAGTGCTGGCCCGCCAGCAGCTGGTTGATGCCAACACCGACGCCATTTCGCTGGCGGTGTTGCGCGGCATCAGCAGCCTGAAAATCAACGGCATCCGGTTCGACTTGTGGGTCGGCACCGAGCACGCCGTCAACGACGATCAGGGAAATCCGGTACTGGGTGTTTGCGAGTTTGATCCTGCGGCATCAATGGATGCCACAGTGCTGTCAGTGTCTCCTGTCAGTGAAACAGCAACTGAAGAGCTGGTGCTGAGTACCTTTGCCCACGAACTTGGCCACGCCATTTTCGATGCGCCGAGTTGGATTGCCGCTGCTGCTCAAGGCCCCGGTCTGTTTGACGACCCGTCCGAGTTGGCACGCAAGGCCTACCGCACCACAACTCGTGATGCCGAGCATCTGGCAAAACAGCCAGAGCCGAGCGCAGTACGGAACAGCGAGCTCGAGCGCAATGTCCATTTTGCCGAGCTGCGCGCGAACGAATTCATGGGCTCGTTGCTTGTGCCGCGTCAGCATTTGTATCGCGCAGTGGAAGAACTCGCTCCAAAGCATGGCGTGACAATCAATCGCAGTCCGTCCCTGGACCCCGAAACTCCCGGGGCAGCCATCCATTTGACGACCAGGCAAGGAATGTTTTCCAGCCCCAACAAAATGTTTGAACTTCAACAAACACTAGCCAGGCACTTCGGTGTTCATCGACGTTTCATTCAAGTCAGAATGGAACGGTACGGGCTTTTAAAGCCGGAAGCAGGAATTACTTAACCCCTGCTTCCACTTAGCCGCCGACTTCGTGTCGGCATTTTTTGAAACTTGTAATTAACCGTTCGCGCAATCGCGCACTTCATTCAGTAAAGGATTTTCATGATGACGGCAGTCGAACAAAACAACCTCGAAAAACAAGAAGAGTCGGCTGCAGTTCAGCAGACATCAAAGAAAGCGCGCAACCGGCAATCGGACGATGGCCCCGATGTCCTCCCGTGCATGGAGCAATTCGTCACCCTGGCGCGCAAGGTAAAACGACCGACGCTCATCTTGACCATGGTCGAGCGCGCCGCCGACACCACGCTGCCTGAAATTGCGGCACTGGTTGAGGCCGCAAACGGGGTGCTGCCGATTCCAGCGCGCAAGGCGCTGTTTCACGTCGTGGCCAAGCTCGCGCCCGATAAACAGCAGCGCATCGAGCGTGCGGCTGAACAGGTAGTACTGCTGGACGATGAATACGGTGCGCAGGCCGTCCAGTCATTGCTCGACGAAAAAAATGAGGGCGACGCGGCGGTAGTCGTTGCGCCGACAGACAGGTACAGCCGCGCGCTGCACCTGCATCTCCTTCAGGAATTTCCATCTGCCGGCGTCAAGGCCGATAACCGCTTCGAGCATGCCGAGCGCCTGCAAGTGATGCATCGGCAGTGGAAGAGTGAAAACTTCTCCAGCCATTACCTGGGTCCAAAAGGCATTGAGCCCAAAGTCGATATCGACATGCAGGATGTGCTGCGCGGCCGAATCGCAGCCCTGTACCCAAAAATCGCCGCCGACCAAATTTTGATCGAGCAGTTCACACGGCGCGACCTTGCTCATGCCGATCGCTGCGACGGAGAGGATGCAGACGACCCGGCGCCAGTGCTGTTGCACACGCTCACGGCAACTTTCAATGGCTCGACGGCACATTTCAAACAAGTCGCAGGCGGTGAAGTGGTCGACCACGAAGAACCGGCTGCCATGTCGGCCATTTTTTCGTGGGAGCCTGGCACGGGTGCGCTTGGCGTGTTCTGCGAGGATAAAGAATCGCGCCGTGACCTGGCCACCATCTTTCGTGATGTGGTGCTGGCCTGCGAAGGGGCGATCAACGACATGCCCATGCGTGAGTTTGATCTTCTGGGCTTTTCGACGCACGCTATGCTCAAGCGCCTTGAACAGCATCTCGTCGACGGCGTCGACAAGATCTCGATCCTGCAAGTGAAGATCGCGCGCCCCTTCGAACAGAACACCATCGACGAAGCTAACGGACGCGACATTGTCCAGCACCTGTCGAGCACGCTGGTGATTGGTCGGGATCGGCGCGACGCCCGTCACATCTACCAAGTCGCCTATGACGACTACGGTTTGGATGACCTAACCGGTTATGCCTTGTCACAGGTGAAGCTGGTTTTTCGGATGGCAAAGCAACCGCACCGCAAAGCCCACAACGTGGCCGTCCAGATTACATCGCCCAACGGTCTGAATGACAAGAGCAAGACCGAGGATGACCGCAAGCGCGTGATTGAGCGGTTGGCGCGACTCGGCGTTCTGTGTGAATTCTGAGGAGCACGCCATGTCTGCTTACGTGGATTATTTCCGCACCATTGAGCGCGTGCGCAGCGTCGAACCGCGCGTGACTGCGACCACCATCGGTCACCACCGCGCCGAATTTATTCGCCGCCGGTGGGTGGTTGAGGATGGCTACCTGACCCGTGTGATGGTGCCTTTCCTCGATTCGGAGGAAGAAGTCGAGGCCGATATTGACGAGGGTGCCGGCGTGTTTCGATACCGCAGCCCGCAACAACGATCTCGAATCGTTACCCGCCCGCTCTCTGACATCGTGCTTTACGCGCTGCGCGTCGAAACATGGCTCACCGATCTGTGCAGCCTGATCGGCATCGAGCCACGACAGCTATCTCAGCGGCGTACACGCGTGCCAGATCATCTCTGGCACCTGGGCAATGCGCGAATCGCTGGCACTCACGATTTTGCGCCGGTGTTTGTGGGGCGTTTATGGGAACGCGCACCAGCATCAGAAACGTCGCCCGTACTGTGCGACACGGCATGGCCTCGCGGTGGCGTACTCCTTCGGCATCGACCGAGCAACGAGAGCCTGCCGCGCGACCATGTGATGCGCAGCCTGAACGATTTCGTTCGCGTGGAAGACGGGCAGGACGTTTTCGACGCGAGCGCCTTCGATCGGGTGTTGCGTGGGTTCCTGACGATCAACGGCATTCCCGAGCCTGAGCAATTTCTTCAGGGCGATCGCTTGAAACTGCCGCATTTCGCCAAATCACGCGAACTCGCTCCCGAGCGCGCAAAGATCATCAAAGTCATGTGGGGCGAGACAGGAAAGGCACCACCGGAAATGTCCTGGGCAGACGTCAATGGGCTGACCAACACCGGCTATCAATCGTTCGACGACGCTTTCGGCGGCAAACAGGCTCGAGAAGATGTGATTGAAAAAGCGCAGCGTGCGCGGTACCGAGTGCGTCGCAACCCATAAATCTGACCATAAACGGAACCAGACACCGCCCATAAATCCATGCGGAAACTTCGATGTGCCCATTTCATAAAGGAGGCACATCGAAATGCAAAACCAAGTCCAATTAGTTGAATCCGGCCGGCCACACAGCCGGCACAGTCGAGACGGTGTCACGCGCATCGCCCTCGACGAAAACGAGCTCGCTACCCGCTGGGGGCTCTCCGTCAAAACTCTTCGCCGTTGGCGGCAAGAGTCCTTGGGTCCAGTCTTCTGCAAGCTGGGCGCCCGAGTCACCTACCTGATCTCAGAAGTCGAATCGTTTGAGCGGCGCGTCGCACGCCACTCGACTTCAGCTCGTGCGTATCTGTGAAGGAAATGGCCATGACTGATCTGACCATCTTCCCCGCCGACATCGCTGAGATGTCTGTAAGCCAACTGGCGGCGCTGTCCCCAGCCCAAAAGCAGGAAATCAACCGCAACCTCGATACCGCCATTGATTGGCTGAAGAAGGCGCGCACCAAATTCGATGCCGCTCTGGAGCAGTCCTATGGCGAGCAGGCGCGCGCCGCCCGCATCGAGGCCGGCAAGGATTTCGGTGCCGTCCATTTCACCGACGGTCCGCTGCGGATCACTGTCGATGCCCCCAAACGCGTGACGTGGGATCAAGCCGCACTGGCCGATTTCGCACAACGCATCGCTGCCACCGGCGACAAGGTTGGCGACTTCATCGACATCGATTACTCGATTTCCGAGTCCCGCTTCAACGCCTGGCCTACGACCTTGAAGGAAACCTTCGTCAAGGCCCGCACCGTGAAGCCCGGCAAAACCAGTTACCGCCTTGCACTTGTACAGGAGAACTTCGCATGAAAACCCCAACCCTGCATCAAACCCTTCAGGCCAAGCTCGGCGGTTTCGTCGGCGAGCACCTCGGCACAAGCATCAGCTACGAGGATCGCTACGGCAACACGGTCGAGAAGCCGCTGCTGAACGCCACCCTCGACGAGGTCGCGTTTGCGATCCAGTCCCTGAGCCGCGAAAGCTCGGCGATTCATCGCCGCCGCAATGCCCTCGAAGCGCTTTATACGCTGGCGCGTGAGCACACCTACCCAGGTGCCGAAACCATTGGCGATATCGCCGTGGGGGTGACGAAATGAACCAACTCGTCGCATTCAATTTTGAGTCAAGCAATGTGCGCGTGTGCATGGGTGAGAACGGCGAACCGATGTTTGTCGCAGCCGACGTACTGTCTACGCTGAGCCTTGATCGCAAAGCACTGGAGCGCCTCGACGATGACGAAAAGGGGGTGAATTCAATTCACACCCCTGGCGGCCCGCAAGACATGACCGTAGTCAACGAGTCCGGCTTGTTCAATCTGGTGCTGGGAAGCCGCAAGCCCGAGGCCAAACGCTTCAAGCGCTGGGTCACCCACGAAGTGCTGCCCTCAATCCGTAAAACCGGGTCATATGCGTCAGCCGGGTCGGTCGCCGCCTTGCCATCACCAACACAGGATCGCGTCAACGCCATCCTGTCCATCGGCGAGGCCATTGCTCGCGTGCCCGGCGTGAAACCCGGCATCGCCATGGCCGCGACGCTGACCGTTATCCATGAAAACACCGGTCTGGCAGTCGACTCCCTGCGCAAGGTACTACCGGCGGCCAATGAGCCAATCTGCAGTTTGAACCCGACGCAGGTCGGTGAACGCGTCGGCATGTCGGCACGCGCTGTCAACACCCGGCTGCAGTCCTTGGGCTTTCAATTCAAGAACGACCGTGACGAATGGGAACTGACCGACGCTGGCCAGCAATGGGCTGAGGCCTTGCCGTTCTCGCGCAACGGCCACTCCGGTTACCAGATCCTCTGGAATCCAACCGTGGTCGTACAGATTCGTGAGGTGGCGTGATGGCACTCCCAATCATCTCTGCCGAAGATCGGCTGAAAGAACGTCACAGCGCCAAAGTCGGACTGGTTGGTGTCCCGGGCGTGGGCAAAACCACGCAGCTCAAAACGCTGCCGCCGGAGACCACCCTGTTTGTGGATCTGGAAGCCGGTGACCTGTCGGTGCGTGACTGGCCTGGTGACACGGTGCGTCCGCGCACCTGGCCAGAATTTCGCGATCTGGTGGTGTTCCTTGCCGGCCCGATGCCCACGGCCAGCGCCGATCAAGCCTTCTCACAGGCGCACTTCGAGCATGTCTGCACCAAGTTTGGTGACCCGGCGCAACTGGCCAAGTACGACACCTACTTCGTCGACAGCCTGACCGTGCTCTCGCGCTTGTGTTTTGCCTGGTGCAAGACCCAGCCGCAGGCCATGAGCGAGAAGACCGGCAAGCCCGACAACAGGGGCGCGTATGGCCTCTTAGGCCAAGAAATGATCACCGCGCTCACGCACCTGCAGCACGTCCGTGACAAGCACGTCATCTACGTCGCCATCCTGGAAGAAAAAACCGACGACTTCAACCGCCGCTACTACCAGCTGCAACTGGAAGGCAGCAAGACCGCACTGGAATTGCCCGGCGTGCTGGACGAGGTCGTCGTGCTCTCGGTCCTGAAGGCCGACGACGGCAGCAGCTATCGGGGCTTCGTCACCCGCGCGGACAACCCGTTTGGCTTCCCCGCCAAGGATCGCAGCGGCCGCCTGGAAGCCATCGAAGAGCCCCACCTCGGAAAACTTATCGCCAAGTGCCTCGGCCAGACCGCCCCGGCATCGACCTCATCAAATTAAAGGAAACGCCATGAACGCCAATACCTCCAGCAACTGGAACGATTTCAACGACGCCGAAGCACAGCACGGCGCATTCGACCTGATCCCCAAGGGCACCATCGTGCCGTTGCGCATGACCATCAAACCCGGCGGCCATGACGACCTTAGTCAAGGCTGGACTGGTGGTTACGCCACCGAGTCCTTTGAGACCGGCGCGGTGTTTCTGTCCTGC